TTTACAACATGCTCAAAGAGAAAGCATCTCCGAAAAAACAGCTTGGGCAGATTGGAAAAGAGTGACCGAATGGAACACGCAAGATTTAGAGCGAGATCGAGCCGATATACTCTCTCGTTTGCATAGTATGAGACAAAGATTGTTTAATGCTGCTTTGAAAAAAGGTCAACTGCAAACTGCACACATGATTTTAGATTCGCTAGGTCGAGCAAATGGAGAAAGTCAAGAAGCTGTAAATGTAAATATGCCACCTTCGCTAAACATTCAAATCGAAAGCCGAGAATAAGCATTCAATTTTTTGCATTCAATTATTTTTAGTTGACTTTTGCATTCAATTTTGCGGACCTGGACCCGCCCTGGTGTTTACCTGGTAGTTTACCTGGACATCTCCTGGTGTTTGCCTGGTCGCAAAAAACATTCAATTTCGAGGGTACTAAGACATTCAACCTTTGGAACGGAGGGCTTACAAGCGATTCTGAAGGGAGCAAATCGCAAAAAAACATTCAATTTCCAGCTGATCCAGGTGTTTGCTAGGTGTTTACCAGGTGTTTACTAGGTGTCCAGGCAAAAAAAAAGGGAGCCGAAGCTCCCAGGTTTAATTTGGAAATTGGTTCGCTGTCCAGGTTGCATAGGGTGAACTGATCACCGCACCCTGGCTTTTGCCCTGGTCGGTCCAGGTCTGGTAGTAGCCTATCGTGTTACCGTTGATGTCCCTTAATGGGAGTTGGCATTCCTGGAGTTTGTCCAGGTGTTCGACCTGGTCAGCCAGGCCTCTAAGTATCCTGGCGACTTCCTGGCCTTCCTGGTCAAAGGCTGCATTTTCAGTGTTGATTTTAAGTTTTAACATAGCAATAAGAAATAAAGAGAGAAGGCTTACGCCTTCATCTCGGTAATTTTTTGGTCTAGCTCTTTGATGTTGAGCTTGGGGTCCCAAAGACTGATACCGTCCCCAGTACGATAGACTTTCATCTCTCGGTAGTGGTCGTAGTCTTTAGCAATTAAGGCGTATTGGTACGAAGTCTCGTCATTGTCCATCCATAAGGCGACATTCCAAGTCTCGTAGTTAGCCCAACCGTTGTAGCTCATGGCCTAGTCTCCTCCCAACTTATTGTTGAGTAATCGAAAGATGCGGGCTTTTGATGTGCTCCCCATGTTCCAAGAAAGAATAAAAGAATTGTCATAAAGCTTAGATAAGCAATTTGAAATTTCATAGCAGTTAAGAAATAAAAGAGGGGTTTGACCCCCTCGTGGTTAGTGATAGAGCTCTTTTAAAAGAAGCTCGTAGGCTTTCTTTTCTATGTGAGGGTCGAGAGGGTTCTCCTGATAGAGTTCCTCCTCGATCTCCTCGAGCCTTGTCTCCTTGTAGGAGTCGAAGATGAGGTTACTCATAGTAACCCCAAATCCTCGGCAACTTCGAGTTGTCGGTCTTCGTAGGCGTCCTCACACTTGGTGCGGAGTTCGTCCTCTAGATCTTCCAAGGCTTGTTGATCGTTTGGCTTGATGCCTCTTGATCTTGCCTCGTCATCTATGAAGTCGTCCCACTCATCACCGTAGCAAATAGGAGGATTGAAGGAATGATTGTATGTCATTAGTAATCACCTAATGGGTAATCATCATAGTTGCCTTCAAGACTCACAGTAAAATTAGGAACGTATGCGGAAGAGGTTTGACCCTTCGCCCACGGTTCCAAGGCTACACATGAGATTAAGTGTTGCTTTTCAAGAGGTGAGAGGTTAAGCGTCATAATGTGCTTAACGACTTGTTTCTTAAAGTCCATAGCAGAAAAATTAATTAAGTTTTCAAGGTTCGTAAGCTTTCGCCTACTCCTTTATTATACCAGATAACTCCTATATTACACGTGCATATGCTCTATTTGTAACAAAACTTAATATAGGGGTAGTGTTGTAAAAAAAATTTTTTGTATCTTGTAGGCGGGGAACCTACTGATACAACACAGAATAAGTTGCTGTTATAGTAAATGTGGTTATTATTTTTATATGGCAGTAGCAGAACCATTAAGTTTACGTTGGGCACAGGGGGAGGTGTTCAAAGCTGATGAAAGGTTTAGGGTGCTCGTAGCTGGAAGAAGATTTGGCAAAAGTTATTTAAGTTGTGTTGAGTTGTTGAAAGGTGCAATATCGAAACCAGGAGAGACATATTTTTATTGTGCACCTACATATCGAATGGCAAAGGACATTGCATGGAAAACACTGAAGAAGTTAGTGCCGAAGCAATGGATCAAGTCCAAGAATGAGACAGATTTGAAGATTGAGTTAGTAAATGAATCAACTATTGAGTTAAAGGGAACTGAAAATGCTATGGCATTAAGAGGTCGTAGTTTAAGTGGTGTTGTTTTAGACGAAGCTGCATTTATGGACAGAGAGGTATGGTCTGAAGTTATAAGACCTGCGTTAGCTGACAAACAGGGATGGGCGTTATTTATTTCAACACCTGATGGAACGGCAAGTTGGTTTTACGATTTATGGTGTTATGTACCCGAAGATGAGAGTGGAGATTGGAAGAGATGGAGTTTTACCACGATAGAGGGGGGTAATGTTCCGAAAGAAGAAGTTGAAGCGGCTAGGGGACAGTTGGATAATCGTACATTTCGGCAGGAATTTGAAGCGAGCTTTGAAAATCTTACGGGATTGGTGGCGATTAGCTTTGATGATGAAAATATATCGTCCGAAGTGGCTGATTTACATATGTTACCGCTATATATGGGGGTGGATTTTAACGTAGACCCGCTTTGTGGCATATGTGCGGTCAAAAATAACGAAAATTTGTATGTTTTTGATGAAATTATCCTACGAGGAGGTGCAACCACATGGGATTTTGCTGAAGAAGTGGTAAATAGATATGGTGTTGACCGAAGAATCATAACTTGTCCCGACCCTACAGGTGGTGCTCGTAAAACAAGTGGTGTTGGACTTACAGATCACACGATTTTACGAAGAAGTGGCTTTACTGTGTCCAGTCCAAAGGCTCCCTGGAAGATTCGAGATAAAATTACTGCTGTAAATACAGCTTTATATGATGCAGCTGGTGATCGAAGGACATTTATCCACCCAAGATGTAAAGAATTGATAAAATCGCTGAGAACTCTTACATATGCACCAAATACAGGTATGCCAAATAAAAATTTAGGGGTTGACCACGCATTTGACGCTTTCGGGTATCTTTGTTTACAGCAATTTAATTTAGCAAAGCCAGAGACACTCGGCCAAACTTCGTTTAGAATATACTAAGAACAACCTAATTCTTACTATGTACCATTCTACAACTAAGAAAAAAAAGAAAAAAAAGAAGGGCGGAAAGAAAAGATGTAGTTGTGGCAGTAAATAATGACTAAATTATGTGCCAGAGGTAAAGCAGCAGCAAAACGTAAGTTTAGGGTATATCCTTCAGCTTATGCTAATGCTTATGCGGTAAAAGTATGTAAAGGAGATATTAAAGGGCCAGATGGACAAAGAAGAACTGCCTCTGGTTACAGTAAAAGCAAAAAAAGAACTACGAGGAAAAAACGTGGCAAGACATAGTGGCCTTAAACGCTGGTTTAAGGAACAATGGGTTGATGTAAAGACAGGTAAGCCTTGTGGTCGGAAAAAAGGCGAAAAAAGAGGCTATCCAGCTTGCCGACCTAGTAAACGTGTATCAAGTAAGACACCTAAGACTGCTTCAGAGATGTCAAGTGCCGAAAAAGCAAGATTTAAGAGAGAAAAAACTAGTAGTAAAAAGATAAGTTATCAACATAGACGAAAAAAGAAGAAAAAATAACTGTGAAAGTTGCAGTTTCAAGGTAATATATTGTTATAAGTAAAATTTTCTTAGAATCATGGCATTTTTTCGTGGTGAAGAAGGCTCTGTATCATTTGATAACGGAACTGGAACAGTTGGAGCTATAGCTTCTACAACAGCTTGGACATTAGACGTAACAAAAGACACTCTTGATGTAACCGCACATGGAGATACTTCAAGAAAAAACGTAGGTAGTTTGGTTTCTGGTTCTGGTACTGTTGATCTTATTTATACAGCTACATCAGGAGATGATACTGCTGAAATTATTACAGATGTCTTAACTACTGAAGATGCTGGTGATGCTGCATTTAACCTTTTCTTAGATACATCAGGAACTAAAAAATTAAGTTTTAACGGAACTATTACAGGAACTTCATATAGCTCTACTGTTGGAGATCTAAGCACAATATCAGTTAGTTTTGTAACTAATGGTGCTATTACTTCTGCTATCTAATGCCTAAATCATCTTATTCGAGCAAACAACGTAAATTAGCTGCGGTTGCTCCACCACGGGATAAGATTACGGCTGCTGATCTTAAAAAACTACGTTCTAAGAAAAAAAAGAAAAAGAAGTGAAACTTACCACTCGCCAAAAAAATCTATTAGAAAAACATTCTGAACACCATAGCGATAAGCACATGGAGTTTATGAAAAGGCGAATGAGAGCAGGAGATACTTTTACCCAAGCCCATAAAAAGGCACAGGCAAAGGTGGGCAAATGAGAAAACGTAAGGGAGTAAGTCTAACTTTGGGACGAGGGGAAAAGTCTCGTAAAGGAGGGCTTACTGCGAAAGGAAGAGCTAAATATAATCGTGCCACTGGAAGTAATTTGAAAGCACCTGTTACGAAAAAATCAGGTCTTACTGAAGCAGAAAAGAAAAGAAGAAAGAGTTTTTGTGCAAGAATGTCGGGTATGCCAGGTCCATTAAAAGATAAAAAAGGACGTCCCACTAGAAAGGCGTTAGCATTAAAACGATGGAGGTGTTAAATGACTTACGCTGTACCAGGACCTATAAGAACTAATATTGTTTCATCTACTTCTGTAGGTGGCATTGATAGTCCTTTTACAAGAACAAGGGCTGTTTTGGATATGATGAAAGGTTGGGAAATAATGAAGGCTGTTACAGAGGGAACAGAGTACCTTAGAGAAAACTCTGAAGCGTTTTTACCCCTCGAGCCAAGAGAAGATTATGATGCTTACCTTGCAAGAGTAAATAGATCAGTATTTAGTCCTTTTACTCAAAGGTTAATTAGAGCAGCTACAGGTTTAGTTTTAAGAAAACCAATAACTTTGACAGGAGATCCTTATTGGACAGAGATGTTCAAGATGAATGTTGATGGTTGTGGTTCAGATTTAGATGAATATGCAAG